AAGGTAAAAATATATTAAAACTTATTTCTTTTTAACGTAACACACCTTATATATTATTTAGGCTTTAATGCGTACGAATCATCACATTCGGGGTATCACCTCAGTTACTCCCCTATTGATGAACTCTGCTACTCGCCAATTATATGAGATACCGGGCTCACAAGTAGACCCGTTACACTTAGACGAAAATATGGGTGGTGAGACCCTGAAGCACCGCCAGCAGCGCCCGATTTTACGAGCGCGGCGCTTCCTAGCGTAGGTGGAACTGCCCCCAGTGCATAACGGGGGCTTGCTTTTGGACAATATATACACACACAAATCCATAGGTATAAATGCATCACACGCTTGTATAGTGAGGAATAGTGTTGTCAATCGATCACGCCCCATTTACCAGCTTGCCTGAACTTTCGATCAATTAAAGGCCCACGAAGACCACCAGTGATCTCGGTCTCGTAGCTGCCGAAGTGCTCGTCTCTGGCCTGTCGATCCAGCGCAATCCGCATATGAGTTTTGTGAGCTATCATCTCGGCAGGCGTTGGATGACGAACGAGCCCTTCGATCGGCTGAATAGCTGCCGGGTTCTGAACGTAGTCAAAGAAGTCAAACGCGGCGAACCTCTCTTCGTACTTGAAGCCCATTGCCTGCCAGTCAGCAGGGGGTGCATTGTGCAGTAGCATAAAATTCCACGCGATGGGGGCGTACAGCCTAGCAACTTTACGTGCAGTACTCCGTTTATTAAACACGGCGTGGACGGAATCGCGGGGGATTGCCCCGGATGCGAAGGATATGGACCCATTGGGATCTAGATACCTCGAGCTGCTTGTGTTAGCATAGTAGAGCACCATGTTAATTATGACCCGAGTCACATGCTCAGTAGGAACGCCTAACCCTTCAATATCTGAAAATATTAAGGCAATGTGCTCGGAGGTGGCCATGTTGTTAGACGTGGCCTCAGGTTGCAGCGCGATTAAATGCTCGAGTGAGAGCATCGAATAGGGATTGGTGAGATCCGGAGTCATTTCCGCCACTGGCCTCAGTCTCGGCCTACCGATCTCGTAGCTGATGTTCTTCACAAGCACGCTCCGACGTTCATCCCTGATTGTGTCAAGCAGGCGATCCAAGCGATCAAGGTCAGCAATAGCGATGCCCGTAGCGGCTGAGACCTCCTTATTCTTGCTATCGGTAGCTATACCTTTCCCTTTGTCCTTCTTACCATTCTTCCCGCCTGGGGTGTCGGGCAGCACGATCGGGGGCTTTTGCTCACTCGGTGGGGGGTTGGCGGGGTCAGTCATTCTGGCAATCGCACTTCTATCGAGCTAAATCTTCAGACAGTCTTGTTTTATCAAATTCAAGCCTGGAAACCTAAAGGCAGATCATGCCTCAACGGTTTCAACGTCCCGATAGCTCGTACGAGATCAGGGCTCAACTCGCACCCTACGGTTCTAATTGATTCCCCTGTTACCACAAGCGTGCAAGCAGAGTTACTACGCGCTTCCAACAGACAGAGGGTAAGCGTGAAACCGACCAAGGCAGCGACAATCAGCAAGATCCACTGACTTGGCAACGCTGGCATTGGTGCCGGCGCGGCCTCAAGTAGAACAGAATCAAACTCAGGGACAACACGATGGCCCAGACCAAGTGTTTCTTACTGCTCGTCCCGCTGAGGGAATTTAACGCTTTTGGTCCACAATAAAACACGGATTTTGTGCCGTCTCGGTATGTACCTCCGTGTGGAAGTGAGTGTTGCAAATCCCCCACGTGCGGGAGGGTCGTCCGGGTGTACAGCCCAACCAGGAGTGCGAGTGAGCAACCGACAGCAAGTGCTAGCACGGCGTTAGAATAGTTCGGCGGGGCCGTAAGTGGCATCAGGGCAAAGGATCTTCAATTTGGTCGTATGCCGCGTTAAGCACTGGAATGAGCCTACACGGTCACTCGGCGAGTTTTCTGCTGTGATGTAAGTGACCTTGTCGAAGGTTCTGCCGCGTAGCTGATCCACGAAGAGGTAATCGAGTTGATGCGCGCAAAGGAGAGCGGCCACTTCACGCTCGTTGCACAAAATTTGACCTTCGGGCTCCCCGGCGTATATATCCTCCACAACCACTGTGTCGACTTTCTCGGTTCGCACGTTGAAGCCTAGACTCTTGAGTAACAAGACTGTCTGGTTTCCAAACCTTCGAGTTAAATCACTAATGAAATGCGGCTCCCTCGGCGCGTATTTATTACTCTGCAAAGGATCCCCGAAAGCGGCTAGTGTGTGTGTGGGCAATTCTTCGAACTCTGTGTATTCGTCCAGTAACAGTGCTGAACCCGATGATGTTAGTTCAATATCCTTGGCGTCTCGGATGTATAGACCGCAGATCGTGGGTGTGTCAGCCACACCGTGCGTGAAAGCTTTTGAGCCAGGTATTTCGGCTAGTAGTAGGCGGATGAATGTGCTCTTCCCGGCTCCGGGGACGCAGTGGAAAACTAAAGGTTTTACTAATTTGCTCTTGGTGCGTTGGAAGCCGTACTGCTCCGCCAATTCAATGATAATGTCCATATAATTCAAAACAGAGCAATAACCTAAGCACAGACATTAAACCGCCGCGTCGGGCTAGATGTCCGAAGAACGGAAAAGATGGGCTATATCGGATTTTAGTAAGTGCCGATTCTTTATTATGACTCGTACGCAATTGTAGTAAGACTCGAGCTCTTCCTCATCCATCCGCCCAACAGCCCTCTCGCCCAATCGGTATGCATACCCCACCTCTATCGCATAATTATCGATGCAGTTGTGGAGGTTATTCGTCTCTTTAGCGATGCACATCCTTTCAAATACAAGTTGGGGTTTTTTGTATATCCCGTCTGCGCAAAGGTGCCAACCGCAGAAAGTCGGCTTGGTCGTGACCATGACCTTAGCTTTTAATTTCAATTTTGCTAGAAAGCCCTCGTGCTCCTTCTTCACCACTAAACGCGAGTTCGCGCACATATCATCACCAGCGAAGCATATCCTCTCGGACCCTTTAAGCTCATACCTCAAGAATGTAAAGAGCATGTTAGCCATAGTGTTGAATAGGAAGGTGCTAGCCTCTCCAGAGAATCTCATTATAGCAAAGTTTCCCAGTTTTGAACCCAGATGCGTTTTGATGTACACATAATCATTGATCAAGTCTGCGGGCAGACCCAGGTAGCGCATCAGACTCACCTCGAAGGCAACGATATACTGATCCTGGCTGGCATCGAAGGCCTCATAGTCAGATTCCGTGCAGAGGCCCTCAAATTCACCTCTCTTCACCCACTCGCATAGATCCTCCAACTTCTTACCTGAGTGCACATAGAATCTGTCCGGAAGCACTGCCTTTAGCTTGTACTCTATATACCGCATGTATGGGGCGAACCGGCAGAGTACGGAGTGCGCGAAGCAGACGATGGTTTGCGCCGCTTTAGCACTGCGGAATCTGTTATCGAATTTAGTACATAGCTGGGATTTGCTGAAGATCAAGCCAATGTCTGCCAGCCAGTCTCTGCAGGATCTGCCCGCATGATTTTCAATTGTGGCTGCGCTCTTAGCGGTTTTTTTCTCTTCGAAATCGAGTTTAGCTCTAGCCATCAATTCAGGCTCTAACTGCTTACGCAGTGGGATCTTGCTTAAGAATTGATCCAGCAGAAATTTGCCGTAGATGCTCGCACTTTGCAATTTTGCCCTTTCTTTGCTCGGGTTGGAGAAGCGTAACCTTTTCTTCACGGCCATGAGGAAAGTAACCGTATCATTGGCTCTGTGCCTAGGGTAGATGGTCTCGAACCGCTCACAAGCATTAGTGAGCCTTTGCCCAAGATCCCTACTGTGCTCGTCAGTGAACTGCTCCGAAACTATGGAGCCGATGCGTTTTTCCCTATGCTCTTTGGCTAAGATCCGATGCACCCACCTGGCCCTCACGGACTCGAGCTCGCATTGCGGTAGGTGCGTCTTGGCATCCTCAGTCTGGCAAGCCTCGTCGTCGATCTCAGCTTCTTCCACGTCTTCTATCTGTAGGAGGTCGATCATGGTCTTGAGCCATGGATCACCTATCAGTTTTGCTTCCTTTACCCCCTCATCCTTACCCACAGCTGAGTGGAAGCCCTCAGTGAACTTTGGTGTGCCTGGGAGTGTCTTGATGAAAAACTCCCGGGACGCCTTAGCGCAAAAGAAGTCGCTCAAAGCACGTCCCTTATATATCACATTTAGCATGTCGAAGCTATTCCCGGTCGCATTCACAAAAGCTAGATTTTCAGAGAACCTAGACAGTGCAGTTACCCACCTCTTTTCGCTGGTGTGGCGGGACGCCTCAGTCACCAGGATAGTGCCGCGTATAAAATTCCGCCCGGTGGACTCACCAAAGGTGAGTGCAAGACAATTATTGAAGTAGCTCGTGACGACCTTTTTCTCCTCAAAGGAGGACACAAGTACCACAGATTGATACTCTTTCGGCAATTCGTGCAGCAGGTCGAGCCCTTCGATTAACAAATACGGCTCATCTATCTTTAACTGATTCGCAGGCATCGAGCACGGCAATCGATTGGCGTACATCCTGTTAGCGAAACGGCGACTCAACAGGTTATATTTGTATTCTCTACTCCCAAGTATGTGCTCGATATCGCTCAGCTCGAAAGCGTACGCAGTCCGATCTTTCTCACTGTCATAGTCGCTTTGGCAGGGGTCACCAACTAGGAAAATGTGCATGTCCCTAGCGAGTAAGGTGCACACCAAATCGACGTAGCCTGGCGGGAACAGCTGGATCTCATCTATGATTATGGCCGTACCAGGGCCGGCTAACTGAGCTGCTTCTAGAAAACGTTCGAAGGTGAACACGGCCCAATTTTGGCTGGCCAGACGCTTCCCTTTACTCCGTTTATGCAACTCCATATCCGCGGCAAACTCATCGGCTAGCCCCCTACGCGGGCTTACGTAGGTGACGCACCTACCTTTGTTAGCTTGCATGAATTTTTTGAAAAGCGTGCTCTTTCCGGCCCCAAAAGTTCCAAGAATGATGTGCAAGGTCCTGCTTCCGGTGTTCCCGGCTGAGACCAGCGGTTCCAAACTAGGCTTGTCGTTGAACAATTCGGAACTTATAGCGCCCGTCCTGCCTTGATGCAGATTGATCGCCAACCTCTTCGCCCGCAGTTCGGATGGAGCATAATCCAAAGTGGTGCCGCATGAACTGAGAGCTAGAACAGATTCCTCGGACACACCTGTACATCCAACGTTAGTGTTCAACACCGGGTGCACAGGCATTTTCCGTTTCTTCATGTGTTCTATGTGCCCGTTGGAGATTTGGTATACCGCCTTGTATTCACCATCAGGGTTGATGAATATCTCTTTACTGTCGGCAATTAAGAGAGCATTGATTTCAAACAGTTCAAAAATGCCCGGCAGCAGAACGATGTCGACACCCTCGTTGCACCATAACTCCAAAAAACTCTCAGGCTCAATCGTTTTTTCAAGTGCATGCAGGATGTCGCAGGGCTGCCGATCGATTGTACTTGAGAGTGCGATTATGAGACAATCATTGCTTGGCATGGCTGGTTCAAAGTGTTCATTCGCGAGGTACAGAAAGGCACTTGCTGTAGCATCAAGATTGCCATATATGAATGCGCATTGCTGAGCCTCATCAAAAATATGGATTTTTAAGGAGAACACACTGGCTGCGCTTGAAATGGCCTCTTCTTCTGCCATCGTTCCGTCAGTGAGTTGCGCCCATAATCTTTCCTTGTAATTTTGTGGACCACTCGCTCTGCCACGTATCTTCTCCTTTAGTCGCCCCATCCGCACGCCCAGGAAATGCTCAAGTGCGTACCAGAAACAGTTGCCATCGCCGACCGTTTTAGTCCTTGTGAAATTCTCTGGCAATATAGGGCGAGGTATGATACTCACGTCAACTCCGCCCAATTCGTAGTCTATGGATGTTCTAGCTTCGTTGGGCGCGTCAGTCTTCCCTTCACCTTCAATGACTTCAGGGCTGAGGGGGCTGAGTTCCCTGGTTGCGAGTTTCGCTTTCAGTTTCCTAAAGGTCAGGCTGATACGCCCCGCCGTACACCTATCCACTTTGTGTTTGTGAGTACTCTGAAACCCAGGCGGCATTGTGAAAAAACTGCCAGAGGTGCAATGTAAGGATGCGGTGCAGTTCCGGCCTATGACGGTAAAGTTTGCGTTCCCCACCGCATTAACAGTTAAAATCGGGGTGCGGTCAAAAATTGGTTCATCGTCCGCGTGCAGCGGGATACCTGAATTGTGGGTATACTTTTGGGCCAGTAGGCAATCATAATGGGCGATGTCTAGGTTATTGATTTCCGCCCACTTGTCAATCCAGTCTGGCCAGCCCAGGCTTTCGTGCGTGAAACCAGTGTATGCATACGGGGTGCCATCTTTTGAATACCAAGCAGCCGCACGGCCATTCAGTTGGTCCGGAAAGTGATCATGCACTAAATTTGCGCGGGGTAGAATACCGGCCTTCAGATCAACACCGCATGAGCATAGGAATTGGCTTGCCGCTTGGGTCTCAGTCTCGACAGGGGGGGGTTTCGAGCTTATTGGTTGGCTTTCATGTGGGGCCAGGGGGCTTACGGGGGTCACATCCTCAATGATTTCGAGTTCCCGCACATCCCACCTTTGCGCCCTGAGCCCGCCGGCCGCGACAAATTCATTTATTAGGCGTGTGTAAGCCTTCTTTGTTGCATTGTTGGCGCTAGCGACCCATTCGGTGCTCATCAGAAGAGCGCAGCGTTTTTTCCTTGCGAACTTCGCACCTAGAGAGCAGATGATCCTCCTGATTCTATTAATCATCGCGGGGTCCCCCAAAACACTGCTGATCAACGCTTTAGCATGCATGTTCCCTCTTTTCTTCACTGCGCATAACCAATGGATCAAATAATCCTCGGTCACCCCAACAGTTGCACCGCCATAATGTGATCGGTGCACAGCCAGCGCCAAGCCTCGAATTGTGTGCCGCTCTGGACAGTACAGGATTGGGTGGGGCTTTCTCCGCGCGGCGCTGGTCAGACCCACGTAAGGACTGGGGACTCTAACCAAGCTCCAGTTGGCTGGTGAGTACATGCCGTGCTCTAGTGCAGCTTCCAAATCCTCGCCGCCTTCCTGCTCGCCAAAGTTAAATAGGCTCAAATGAAAGTTCCTCAACGACTTCAAAGGCTGCAGCTTTAGTGTGAAGCTGTATGGCTCGAGCGCAGCGATGAAGGTATCTAGCCCAATGGTCTTGCTTATCCCAAACAACCTAGAAAAATTGGTGGGGGTGCAGCCCACTAATTTGCCCATAAATACCTTGAGCAATTCGGCGTCAATTTGAGTACTGACGGTCCCGGTCTTAATCACCAATTTGGAGAATTCCTCCAAGAATTTAATTTCAGGGCCCGTTGGGTCTGGAATCAGCTGGCTAAGCTTGGCCATGGCCGACTGGATATCTGGCTTCTTCAAGGTACGTAGATACCTATAGATTTTAGATACCGTCTCAAAAGTAACTGGGAAACAGTTTCTCACATCCCTGCTTATCATTGATAGCCCAGTACAGCTAACGGCATCGAAAGGGCCGTAGCTTCTATACGTATTTGTGATTGCCTCTCCTTTGGTTATAGCCACCAGGTGGTGGGCAAACTTGCTGTGTATAATGTCCACACAGTACGTGAGCCCACAAGGTAGCTCTATCTTGTTAGTCCGTAAGAGGTAACCACCCTTGGCAGGTTGTTCATAGCCCTCACTCCTCACTCCATCCGGGTAAAAGAGTAAGTTTGAGCCTTTCAACTCGTAAGTGTAGCACCACTTGTGCAAGCTTGAACTGGCGCCCATGAGTAGCTCTGGAGGGTAGACTATTGTGGCCAGGAGAGTCTCAGGTTGTATTACCTCTAGAAAGCCTGTGAGGTCATCTGGGCTCCAATAATGCAACTCATCGTGCATGAATAAGTACTTGGACCTACGTTTGAGGCACTCGGGGATAAGGGTCTTCAACGCGTCCACGTGCATTAGCCCGGCATGGCGTTTGAGCGTGGGTGACTGAATGGAGCTTGTGGTCACAAAATCATTTCCGTATCTTAGCTTATCAGCACTCGTGACATATCGGTTCAATGAGTCAATAAGGTCGAGTTTCTGGATCTTCGCTTTGTTCTTCTCAGCTCTGACCTTAAGTACATTTAATTTGAAAGATTTGATCCCTACAAAACAAAATTTATTATCTATATAGCTAGGTAGTACTTTGTACAATAGGTAATTCTCTAGGGTTTTGCACACGGGGTGCGAGTGCGGCACGCCCGAGTATGGGCTCAGATAGATCCCAGCCTTAGACAGGCGCTCCTTGGCGATAGCCGGGAGCGCGTAGTGAAATAGGTGGAAATCCGTCTCTTCCATCTCCTTGTAGGCATTAGCTGCAACACTAGAGATAGCGGTCTGAATCGCGGGTTCAAAGGAGCCAACAATTTCTTCCATGGGGCTGCGATATGTGAGAGCCATGGGTAACGTGACAAGGATAAGATATGTTATGCCTTGTGATGTCAAGATATTGTTGTGTATGTTTGTTTTT